TGTTTGCAAAAAAAGTTACTGGATCATCTGAAGATGTGCCAAATTGTAGTACGTTACTACTGGCCTGTAGAAAGCCTGATGTAGATGCACTACTTATAGATAACGTATCTTTCAATGTAATAGTGCTGTTAAACGTAGCAGCACCAGAATTGCCCATATCAAGGACCAGTGCATTTATTCCAGTTCCACCACTATCCTTACCTGACAGATAAAAATCTCCTGCATTAACCATAGCTTGTATAAATAGGTTCGTATTGTCGGTGAAGACTGAACCAAAATGTGTACTGCCTTTTTTCAATAAAATGTCACCACCAGCAGCATCAAGAATAATATCACTAGCCACATCAAACGTAAGATCACCAGACGTATTAGATATAGTGGTAGCACCAGTAAGAGATATATTGCCATCAGACTTAATACGCATACGTTCTGTAGCTGCGCCAGTAGTATTAGTTTTAAATACAAGAGCACTAGAGTTTACAGAAGAACTAAATGTATCTTCTGCTAATGCTTCAATGGATGCGCCAACAAGTATAGCATCTGTACCACTAGCTTCATCAGGAGCACTAAACTCAATCTTACCTAATACATCAGCAGCTTCAACAGTAGTGTGAGATGTTTGAATTGAAAGTACGTGACCAGATGCAGTTTTACCAATAGTGTTTTGTGAGAAGGAAACAACACCACCAGAAGAAATAGCAATTGCGTCAGAGTCAGATGCAGAACCAATTGTACCTGCATTATCAATTTTGATACTACCAAGTGTAGCTACACCATCAAGGAACATATCCTTAAACAAAAGACTATTTGTACCAATATCAAGTGTATTGGTAGTCTTAGGTTTAATCTCAGTGGCACTTGCTACAAAATCTTGGACAGGGCCAAGTACAGTAACAGGCCCACCCTCTGCAGATGTTCCGTCATGCGTGTGTCCACTTGTACCAAAGGCACTTTCAACTGCGTCAAATTCACCATCTAAATCTGAGGCATTAATAATGTTACCATCAGCAATGTTGTTAGATGTATCGTTTCTAGTGTAACCTGTTCCCATTTTGGTTTACCTTCTCGTGTTTGTACCAAATTCTATTGTGATTGCATCAAGAGAAAATGGTGGGTCTGTACTGTCTGATTCAAACTGTATGGACCCTGTAAATCCTGATCCAATTAATTGTGTTTCAAAAAGAGTTAAAAGTTTAGTGCTATATACTGCAGTTGATCCAAATTCAGCAGTACCATAAAATGCAACTTGTCCTGTATTATTATCAAATTCAATCTGTGTAGGTTGTATACTATTTTTTTGGTCAAAGTCTAATTTAAGACTCATATCAAATGAAACACTGCCCTGTGGGTCTGTATACAAAAATGCTTTATAAAATGTTTTACGAACTCGTGGATCATTAATTGGCATAAAGGGTGTAGCAAATGTAGTTTGTATGTTAGCCCCATCAAAACTATTGCCATCTTCCATTTGATATAGATAACCATCGTCATTAGCAAATACAATTGTTTCTGTGTTTTGAAAAAATCTACTGTCTGCTACATGTGCTCTAATACCACGAATTTCTCCCCAAGCCATTCCTTCACCACCTTGACCAGAAAATTGTGTACCTAATATACCTTGAGCATTTTCTTGTGTGATGTTATTGTTATAACCTAGTATTCGATATTGTGATTTACTACGAATAACTACACTAGCAAAAGAAGTATTAGTAGAAATAAAACTTGTTACTTCTTTCTGTATTGTTTTAGATACGACACCTAAACCAAAGTCACCGATACGATCTGTAGCACTTAACAACCTAAGTCCGTCTGGACCTAAGAACATTACATCACCGCCAACCTCTTGAATAGTATCTGTATCTACACAACCAATGTCTGTTGTTACTGGTTGAAGTTGAAAGTCTGAGATTGTATTGCCAACTAATTGAAATATAGAAGACTCAGTAAAAATAATTAACTGTTGTCTAAATACTACTAGTCCTGTTATTGTTGCTCCCAAAGAGATTGTACCAGAACCATTAGCTGCTGTAAAGTCATTATCTGTGTATGGAGCGGTAAAAGTTAATAAATTACTTTTGCCAAAAAAAAGTTGGTTTTTAAAGTTGACTACAAAACTTGCACCATTAACATCCGTAGGAGCATCGTTAAGTGCAGTAAACGTATTGTTATCATATAGTGCAGGAACATTAGTACCATCTACTATGGCTATTTTTTCTGTTCCTGTATAGTTATACCTTGCAAATCTAGTTTTACCAGCACTTTCTCTTGATGTACTTAAAAAAGTTATTGCAGCATCATCTGCTGGTGAACTAGCTAATGTTGGACTAATTGCTAATGTAGCACCACCAGAGCTTACAGATGCATCTGCAGTTAGAGTGTATACTTTATCTATACCTGCTACTTTAAATACGTCACCTGCTTGTGGGGCTGAAGTTAAACCATCAACAATAAGACTTGATCCAGTTTGTGATGCACCGTTTACAAGTACAGTACCATAGTTAGGCACATTGATGTGTGTTATTGTACTAGATGATACTTTAAAAAGATCATCGTTTCTTGCAACAATAACTCTGTCTAAAAATACACCACAACCAAGTGCAAGATATTTACTGGTAGTTGTAGCAAATGTAACTGCTGCTGCGTTATCGGGAGAACTAGCTAAAGCGCCTGTAAGTGTTAGTGTAGCTCTGTTATTTGTAGCATCGTATGATACACCACCAGATGCAATAGTATAAATTTTAGAAAAAGTTAATACTACATCGTCTGTTAATGTTTGTGCTGATGAAAGTACAATATTATTTTGATCTGTTACAGTTGTGACTGTTACCGTTCCAGATATACCTGTTCCAGTAACTACCATACCTACAGCTATTGTACCAGAGTTACCATCAAGAATTAATGCAGTAGTATTAGAAGTATTACCATTTACATTTGCAGTTGCATGAACAAGTTTAAAAGTATCACCTGCTTCTGGTGTCTGATGTATATTGCCTATGATAAGTGTAGTACCAGACTGACTAGCACCATGTACAACAGGAGCACCGTATGGTGGTATAATACTACTGTTATATTTACTGTAACCTTCAATCCTACGATAGCCACCCTCAATAGATGGTTCAAAGTTTCTAAGAGTTCTTGCAGATCCCGGTGCATTAATACCTTGTTGCAATGGACTCATATTAGTAACAAGTCCACCCTTAAATTCTATAGGGTATGTTTGACGAGTTGTCGGCATGTATTAAGAAACCCTAAGAGTATTAAAGGAAGTGTTTGTTTGATTTATTACTGGTGATCTTAAATAATCATAACGATTAACATACAAACTACGCATACTTTTTATCTCGTCTAAATATTTACTTTGCATAACTTGTGCTTCTTGTGTTTCTCCACGAAACATGTAAGCATAATGCATTGCTCCATCTACAATAATATAACGAAACTGTTCAGGTATAGATGGTACATCAGTATTATTAGATAAATCTACAGGTAATCTATAGTATTCATACACTAACTCATAGGCTTTATCTGGCGTTTTTGATAAACCAAACTCTGAACTAGGAGTTCTAAAAACAAAATCAGGTAAACCACGTAGTGCAGTAGATGTATTATATTCAGCATCTATAAAATTTTCT